ATGAGGGTTTCTTGAACTTCGATGACAGTGTCAATGGTGTTGTCCTCATCGAAGAGATCATGCTCGACCTCAGGGTCATTCGCTTCGGTCTCACGTAGCACCGATTCTTCAATCTCGGACAGGTCAACGACGAGGTCCATCCCCGGTGCCCGGACAAATTGCTGCACGAAGGAGTAATCCTCGATGGGGAAGTTCTCAAAGACCGCTTGGTTGCAGAGGTCAAACGGCCAGAGCGGACCCATGTCGAATTTGCTCTCCCGCCAGTCGGTGTGCTGACTCATACGGTCGGGGTCTAAACGCTGCGTAGCCGCCGCACAGAGTCGTTTCAGCTTGATGTTGGTGATGACCTGTTCCCAGGTGTAAGGCTGCATGTGCGTCGCCCCCCGGAAGGGAACTTCGAGATCGGTCGGGGGCTGGGCTTGGATAAGCTTCTCGGGGATTTTGCCGGCCCAGTATTTCCAAGACCCCTTGGAGAAACGAACAGTCAGGGCGTTGACCATCTCCACGTGGATGCCGTCACCGTTACGCTTGGGCTCACCCCAACAACCGTCCTCAATCTTTACCAAGTAAAACGGCGTGCCGTCAGGGAAGATCACAAAGTGCGTGGAAGCCCCCGCGAGGCCCGTCCAGGTGACGATGAACTTATCGCCCTTCTCCTTGACGGTCCCCTGGCGATGCCGGGCATACGCGTTGGCCGCAGCTTTAGAGGCTAACTTGCGCGCATGTTTACGCGGCGCCGAGGAGAACCACATCAGGGTGCCCCACCCGTTAATGCCAGCGGTCGCGTGGTCCACCCACCACAGGTTCTGGCCCTTGCTGAGGCGCCCCGGGTAGCACTGCTTGGTGGGGAAGTACTTCGCCACCGCGGGGTTGTGCTCCAGGATGTCCAGGTGTGACCGCTGCCACAGCAGTTCCAACATCTCCTTGGCGATGACCGGGGAGATCGCCGTCTCACCTACAGCTTGCCAGAGCGGCGTGTACTGCGCACGAATCACATCCGCGTTCTTTTTTAGATCACCCATGAAGCTCATGTCGTCTCCTAGACTTTCTTGCCGCGGCACAACCCAAAAAATCCACACCATTTGAGGCTGCAGCACCACTCCGAGGGGTTACACGGCGGGAAGACCCCCGCCGAGATAGCTCTGGCAACGCCCTTGACCACGTACTTCAGCCACGCATGGTCCGACGCCTGGCGGATAGAGCTCATCTGCTTCAGCTTCGGGACCTTCTGGTTAAGCAGCTGGTCGAAACGCACAGACGGAATCTTCTCCGCATAAGAGTACAACGTCAACTGTAAAGCGTTGTCGACGTCCGCCTGTGACAGCGACTTGGCTTTGGTTTTGAAGTCGATGACGGACGTGCGCATGACCGCAGGGATCTCTTTACCCTGGTCCTGGAACAGCTTCAGCTCTTCAGCGGACACGAGGCTCGTATCGTTCGTGTCGATCAAGTCGATGAATCCCAGGACCGGAATCCCCTCGATGTCCACGGTGAACTCCTTCTCGATACCGCGGACCTGCTCCTTCCCTTCGCCGATCACTTGGGGTTTGACCTGCGGCGCAATCTTCTGGTTGTAGAGGCTCACTAAGCGCACCCCGACGTCCTTGATGGCCCCGGGGGTGGTCTCTTCTTTTTCCCAGTCGGCCTTCGGGATGTTCGGAACCCCCTTGTCGAAAGAAGCGGAGAAAGCGTCCATCACAAACTCGTTAGAGGCCGGAGCCCCACTGTCTACGATGTGGTGGTGGGTGAACTCCAAGGCGGCGTGCGCCCCGGTGCCGAGAATCATGGCGATGCCCGGAGGCCGCTTCTCGTCGCGCACGTAGCGGAAGTAGTATTGCCGCGGGCAGCGCAGGTACATCTCCACCTGCGAGTTGCTGAGGCGCTTCTTGGGGAGGTTGTACGTCGAAGGTTTGAACTTGTCTGCCGCCTCCAGTTGAGCGGGGGTCGGGGTGAAATCTTCTACTCCTCGTTTGGCCATCAGGGTTACCTCGGGGGCTTGGTGGATTCGCCGGGCAGACTCGTCGAGAAGCGCTGCCGTTTGCGTTTGTTGGTTTCTTGTATCTCGATACGTCGACTCTGCGCCGTTAACGCTGCCATCGACGCCGCGGAATCATCATCACCATCACCGTCAGTAGCTGTCCTGGCCCCCGTGGGCGGCAACGTTGATTCACCCAGCTCTTCATCAATGGACACGAGCTCGGGGCGACCCTGCGCTTCCGGCATCTCATCCCCATCATCTGCGACGAAGTCGGAGGTGGGCTCGGGGATCACCGACGGCACTGTCGTCTCAGCGAGGTGACTGTTGCAGAGCGGGCACTGCTCCAAGAGCGGCGCGGCCTCACACATCACCTCAACGCTGTACTCCACCTCCGCGCCCTTGGTGTGCTTACGCTTCTTGAACTGGATGGCATCGACGGGCTTCATGCCTTGCACCGCCAGGAGCTTGCGAATGTAGGCGATGAGATCGTGGTGCTCAAACGTGATGTTGATCTTCATGAAATAATCCTCGCTTTGGTGATGGCCCGCGTGACTCGGCGCTCGTGAATACACTCATCATCGAAGAGCGTCACACCTTGTACCGCGCACTCCTCGTGCTTAGCACATCGCGCGCAGGCCAGGGCACACGTAATTGTCTGTGCCACCGTTTGTTTGAGGGTGAGGGCTCGCGCGATGTTCTCGTCCACCGTCCCCCCGCCGAGGAGACGGTAGATAACGGTGTCGCGCTCTTGACCCACACGGTAGTTGCGGTCCTTGGACTGCTCGTAGTCGCCCAGCTTCCACGGGAGGGAGTAGTAGATCATGTAGTTGGCGGCGTTCAGGGTGATACCCACGCCCGTCGAGACCTGCCCGAGGTAGACGCGGCACGTCGGTTCGGCGTTGAAACGGTCGGCCAGCGTCTGCACCTTCCCCGTCACGCTCCCGTCCACCCGCACGTAGCCGATCTTCGCCGCTTTTAGGGCGTCTTCGATCAACGCGAGTTCAGGGAGGTACTGTGCCCAGATGATGCACTTGTTAGTGGGCTCAGAGAGAATCGCTTCGAGCTGCTCCAAGAGCACCTCTAGCTTGCCGTTAGGGGTGAAGCGTTCGACCGCCGGGGGACGCGGCTTCTTATCGACGTGACACGCGCGAGTGTAGGGCTTGATGTCCTCCATGACACAGTCGCGCAGGTGCTCACAGGTGTCGCAGAGGTCAGCGGCCTCCGTCTTGTAAACGAACCCACAGCTTATCTGGATGAGTTTGTTGAGCAGCACGGCCGCGTTGGGCACATCCACCGTCCCCGCCTCGGTCAAGAGCGTGGTGATCTGCTCGTAGAGATCGTGGTACTCCTCCGAGAGAATCAAGGTGTTGTAGAACTGACGCTGCTTCTTCGCGAGGGTGACCGGAACGTCGTGCACCAAACGCTTGGGCAGGTCGAGACACTCTTCTTTGGTCCGCCGCAGCGCTATCAGGTTGACCCGGTCGTTGAGCACGTCGAGGTTCTTGTAACCCAGCAGGATGTGCTTGTTGTGCGGCGCGAATGCACAGAACGTTTTCTGGTAGGTCCAGAAACTTTCGGATGCGAACGCGGGGGCGAGGAAGCGCAGCTGCGAGTACATGTCCCGGGGATCTCCCAGCGACGGGGTCCCGGACATAATGATGCGCCGACCAGCGCGTTGACTCAAAGCCAGCGTCATCTCCGTACGCGCACTTTGATGGCCTTTGATGTAGTGACTCTCATCGGCCACGATGGCGTTGTAAGGGACCTCTTGAATGATGTCATCGATCCAATTCCGGGTCGTATCGTAGGAGATGACCGTCCCAGCGTAGTCCTTCGCCTCGCGAAGTTGCTTCAACTTATTCTTCTTCGTCAGCGCATCGACGATGCGATACTCCTGGTCGATACCATGGACCTGGAGCTCTTTTGCCCACACCGGCATGACGACTTTGGGGCACAAGATGAGCGGCCGACAGCCCAGGGCGCGCTGCCAGTCGATGACGATCTTCGTGTTGTGCGTCACCACACAATCAGACGTCAGAAAACACTCGTCAGGGGAGTCAACCGAGATACAAACCGTTGATCCGACCCCAGCGTCCTCTATCGTACAAATGCGACGATTCAACCCTCGGGTCGGCGCGCGGTACCGCGTAGCTTTACGTGGTAGCAGGAAAGGGTTATACCCCGGAGGAAGCGTAAATGTTACACGCCACGCCGTCTGGCCACTACGACGCTCACCTCGGTAGGTGTAGCTCGTTTCTTTACTGCGCATCCTGGCGGTGCCGCCCAGAGATTCAACGATGAAGACCACAGCTTCAGACAGCTTTTTCGAAACGCTCACGAACTCCGGCACCTCCCCGCTGTACCCATCGGTATCCATTAGTCCCTGCAGCAGCGCGAGGCGATGTTCGAGAGCGTTGAACAGGTAGAGGTCGGGTACGTGCTTATCGGCAGCCCGTGCCCCCCACACCCCTAACTTCTGTAGAATCGGTACCAGAGGATTCGAGTTCCAACGGGTCGTTCGTGGCCCGTGCAGCGTACCCTTACCGCAGATATGCCACACAGGGCAGGGATTCCCCGCGTACACACTGCGGTGAATGCGCACATTAGACGGCAGACGCGCCTTAACTTTTCTGCCGATCCAGTCGTCTTTCGAGCTGAAAGACGGCACTTGCCCGCGCCCCAGATAGCCGTCCCCGAGGAGCACGCCTAGCACGTACGCGTCGAGAGGGACGGCGCGTTTTGAGAACTGCACAGGTGCAGTCATCGGAATACTGTACGTGTAACGCTGCCAGTTTTTATTGGGGCCATACGGTTTGCCGTAGGTCAGTGAACCCTCCGCCAGGTCTCGCGTCGCCAGTACTTGCGCGGGGCGCCCATGGCTCTTTACGACCCACAAATGTGCGTCATCGCATGTCACCGCCGTACGATCCGTAAAACATACGCGATTCAAATGCTGATCGCCTTGTGGGTAGACCCCCGTCACACGGTGTGGCTTGCCGTCACCGCCAAAGACACGGTCGCCGACGTGGAGGGATCCAACAGACCGCCAACCCCGCGGCGTTAACACCGGGGCCTCCAAAGGCAAGCCCTTTCCCAGACCGCACGAGTAGAAGAGCGCACACCGGTGAAAGTACAGGGCGTGGACGAGGCCCTCAAGCTGGTGCGCGTAAGGCTGCGTCTTGAAGGTGAAGCCTGCGGGCAGCTCCTGGTTCTTGATACGCTGCGCAAAAGCGTCGAGCTGTGTGACTGCGGTCTGGGCCGAGGGGGACAACTGGAAAGGGATCTTGAGCGCCCGCAGGTCCTGCAACACGATGGTGTACACGGGGTAGAACGCGGGGTACACCCACGCCCCCGCCCGGAGTAGCGTCGCCCCGTAGACTTTCGAGAGGATGACTTCGAAACCCCCGATCACAAAAACCGGAGTCCCATTTAAGGTGGTAACTTTGACTTCGTGCATGTTTATCTCCCCGACACACTACTCAACTTGCCAAGTAGCGTCAAGCAATCTCCAGGGGCGAGCCCGGAAAACGAATTTACTCAGTAAACTAGGCCCCTAAGCGCTTGCGTTCATGTAGGCCGTGGCTTATCTTGATGTAGCGGTTAACCGCAGGAGACCCCGATGTCCATCGACGATCCGTCTGTCCAAGACGTAGAGAGTTTGTACCGACACAACAGCGCTCATCCTAACCCCATGTTCGACTTCCTCACGGGCTTCGTGCCCCGCCGGTTACGCGACCTCTTCATCTGGATGGAGTACCTCTACTACAACTGCGCGCAGGTTTTCGCCGCCCTCAAGAAGTTCTCTGAGTACCCCATCACCGAAATCTCATACAAGACCACCAACCAGAATCTCAAGAAGCGCATCAAGACGCTCCTGGAGAAAACACTCAGGGTGAAGAGCACCCTCATCCTGGCCGGACGAGACCGGTGGGTCTACGGCAACGCCTTCCTCTCCCTCTACCAACCCTTCGCTCGCTTCTTGAAGTGCCCCCGCTGCGGCAAGATGGTCAACATCGAGCACGTCAACTATCGCTTCAGGTTCCAGAAGATGCAATTTGAGTACACCTGTCGCAAGTGCAAAAACCACGTCGCGGGCAAGGTCATTGACCGTAAGCTCACCGACCCCAACCGCATCAACATCATTCGCTGGGACCCGAAGCAGATGGACATCGACTACAACCCCCTCACGGGTCAGTCGATCTACTACTACTCCATCCCCGCGGACATCAAGACGCGCCTGCGCCAGGGCAACAAACACCTCCTCAACTCGCTCCCGCTGCCCTTCATCAAGGCGGCCCGGGACAACAAGCTCTTCCGTTTTGCCGACGACTACATCTACCACATGAAGGTTGAAGCCCCGGCCGGCATCAATCAACAGTGGGGCTTCCCACCCCTCACCAGCGCCATGAAGCTCTTCTTCTATGTCGCGGTCCTGCGAAAAGCTAACGAGGCCATCGCCCTCGATCATCTGGTGCCCTTCCGCATCGCCTCACCACGTCAAACCTCGGCGAACGCCGACCCGATCCAAACCATCTCGCTCGCGACTTTCTTCGAGCAGTTCAAGGGGAACGTTCGTCGTTGGCGCCGCGACCCGCTGAACATCATGACGTCACCCATCCCCATCGAACTGTCGCAGATGGGCGGCAATGGCCGCGCGATGCTCACGCTGGGGGAGGTCAAAGAAGCCGAGGACGGCATCATCGCCTCAATGGGGATCCCCCGCGAGTTCATCTACGGAGGGCTCTCCTTCACCGGCTCCGCCATCACGCTGCGCATGCTGGAAAACCAGCTCCTCACCTACACCTCCGAGCTGAATGAACTCCTGCAGTGGATCACTGACCGCGCTTGCCGCATCCTGGGCTGGGCCACGTGCGAGGTTGAACTGACTGAGTTCAAGCTCATCGACGATGTTCAGCAGAAGCAACTCCTCCTCCAGCTCAACCAGCAGAGTCAGCTCATCTCCAACACCACCATCGCCGAGCTCAACGACTTTGACCTCACCGAAGAGCGCGAGCGACGCATGCAAGAAGCGCTGGACGAGGTGCGCTTCAATCAGGAACTCCAGACGCGCGTCCAGAAGCTTCAAATGTCGCTCGCGCAGCAAACGCAACAGCAAGCCATGATGGGCGGCATGAGCTATGACCAGCAGCAGGTCATCTCCCAGGCCGACATGATCGTCGAACAGCTCATAGGCCTCGACGCCGGCATGCGCAAAAGCCAGCTCCACTCCTTGCAAGTCGAGGATATGGTGATGTACGCCGTCGTCATTCAGCGCCTTGAAGAACGTCAGAATGCCATTGCACAGCAAAGCAAATCACAACAAGCTGCGGGGTAGTCATGGGTAAAGGCAACGACTCAGAAAGCATCGCTTCCACCATCACGCGCGCCTCAGAGCTGCCCGACGATACTGGCGGCGCGAGCCCAATTCTCCCCAACCTCTTCGGTAGCAACTTCCCCATCCCGCCTGGCGATGAGATTGTGGAAAACATCCCACAAACCCAACGTCATGATGAGCAAATCCCGGGAGTCCCTAAGTTTCACTTGGAAGCGCACGTGTGTCGTTTCGTCATTGGCGAAGACACCGACGACTCAGCAGCGTACGAGAAGCTGCTCAACGAGATGCTCACCGGCAAATCCATCCCCCGCTGGGAAGAAAAAGCCACCCTCCGTGACGGCACGTTCATCGTGACCGTCTGCTACTTCACCAAAAAAGACTCCGAACCGAAAAAGAAAACAACACCCCTCTACGATATGAAATCGTAGAGGGGTTAGAGGCGTCGAGCCTAGAGCAGTACTGCCAAGACAATCAGTGCTGAAATAGTCATGTTCGTATCCCTTTCTCCACTGCTAGTGGACGGTGAGTCCGTGCGCACACCTGACAGAGTTTATGCGGACGAAACGGCTTATCTAATTCGATGAGGCGGTGGCGACGTATGGTCCTGGCTGCTTGGTCCACGGTCGTCACGACTCGGTTACTACAGCCCGGGACGCGACACAGGGTGGTTTCGACTGGAGATTGTCGCACCCTTTTGAGCTCAGCTTCATCTGCGACGTCGGCGAGAAAGCACCCCTGGTAGACGGCTAGGAGGCCCTTCAACGCCTCCCGGTTCTCGTAGGGATGATACGTACGCGCCATGGCGCGCTTCACGATGGTGGGCAGATCATGTGGGTGGTAGCGTTCCGGAACCCGGGCCGGATCGCAGGGAAAAACATCGTGGGTCTTCCACTGGTGCTCCATGGCGTCCGCGAACGCGTAACAACGTTCGGGGATGAGCTCGATACCGCGGGGCTCGTCGGCGAGCTCCGCGATAAGAGATGGGACCGTCATCAGTTTGACGTTCCCAAAGACCCGGAATAGTTCATCAGGAATGAGGACTGTCTTTTGCTCGTCGTAGAACTCAGATGGGATAACCCACCCGCCAGTGGTCTCCAACACTGCGTGCATTCTGTCTCCTAAATGGTATGAAGGTCGTACTAAAAAGGGGGAGAATGGAGGTCTGCATCACAAGATACAAACCTCCGGGGCACACTCTTATACCAAAACCTTATCGATCTTTAGATTCCGTCGACGCTGGCCTATACTTTCGACAACCAAAGGAACCCCGATGCCCCTGACGCCCATCCTGATCGACGCTGAAACTCGGCGTGACCAAATCCACCGCAAGGCTGTGGAAGGCGTCACCGACGTTTTCCCCCTGGCCGTCAAGGACCACACCATCGAAGTGGCCAACTTGCGTGTCGATCCTCGCGCCTACTCCTCACGGCAGCAGAAAGAAGCCATCCTGCACGGCCGCACCCTCCAAGAACCCCTCAAGGGTGATCTGGTGCTGAAGAACTCCGCCGGTAAAACGGTGCAGCAACGCAAAGACACGACCCTCGCGCAGCTCCCCTACTTCACCCAGCGGCACACCTTCATCGTCGATGGCAATGAGTACAGCGTCGCCAACCAGCGTCGTGTTCGTCCCGGCGTCTACACCCGTATACGCGGTAATGAGGAGCTCGAAGCCGCGTTCAACCTCGGCAAGGGCGAGAACTTCCGCGTCAACATGGACCCGGCGAAGGGCCACATGTTCCTGCAGTATGGCTCGACCAACATCCCGATGTATCCCGTACTGAAACGCCTGGGGGTGAGTGACAAAGAACTCGACCGGGCCTGGGGGCACGGGGTGGTCGCGCAGAACCGCACCGCCTTCGCCAAGAAGGAAGAGCAGTCGCTTGATAAGCTCTACACCCGCCTCGTCCCGGAGTTTCGTCGCGAAGCGACGACCCTCGACGAGAAGGCTGACGCCATCAAGGCGAGCTACCGCGACACCATGATGGATCCGTCCGTCACGGCACGGACCCTCGGGACTCCGTACGAGCACGTCACGCCAGACACGCTGGTCAAAGCCTCCCAGAAGTTGCTCGACGTCCACCGTCAAGGCATCGATACTGACGACCGTGATAGCCTAGCTTATCAATCTCTCCACAGCGTCGACGATTTCGTCAAAGAACGCCTGCAACTAGAAGGCCGCAACCTCGCCCGCAAGGTTCGCCTCAAGAGCGGGCAAACGCTCGACCTCGACAAGCTCGTGCCCGGCTCGCCCTTCACCAAAACGCTGCGCAACTTTGCGACCACGAGTTCGCTCGCGTCTATCCCCACGCAAATCAACCCCATCGAAATCCTCGACAGCGCCGTGCGCATCACCTCGCTCGGAGAGGGTGGCATCGGTTCGGAGCGCGCCGTGCCCCGCGAGGCGCGACGTTTGCACAACACCCACTTCGGCGTCATCGACCCCAGTCGTACGCCAGAGTCGTATCGCGCTGGCATTGACCTGCGCGCCTCGTTGTTCACCAAGCGCGACGCCGCCGGGCGTTTCCACACCGTGATGCGCAATGCCAAGACCGGCCGCCTGGTGGACGTCCCGGTGCATGACTTGGAGAAGGCCACCATCGCTTTCCCCGGTGAGAGCAAAAAGAGCCGCGGCATTTCTGCCATGCGGGAAGGGCAACTGGTCTCGGTTGGCTCTAAGCAAGTCGACTATGAGTTGCCCCACCCCTCCTACATGTTCAGCCCCGCCACCAACACGGTGCCGATGCCCGAGAGCATGCAAGGAAACCGTCTCATCATGGGCTCGAAGATGGCTACCCAGGCGTTGCCCCTGGTGGACCGTGAGGTGCCCCACATCCAGGTGGAGTCCTACAACCTCGGGCGCAGCTTCGAGCAGGAGCTGGGGCGCCTCGTCTCCCCGCACGCCCCGGTGGACGGCATCATCAGGAAGATCGACGAGGACTACATCTACCTGGAGCCCACCAGCACCAAGCGGGCCAGCGCCGACGACGAGCCTGAGCTCCTGCTTATGGCGCCAGTAGAGCACGTGCTCATGGAGAAGACGGCGGGGGCCGCACCGCTCATCAAGATCCACTACGACACGGACTTCCCGCTGGCGTCCAAGACCTACCTCAACAACGACATCACCGTGAAGGTCGGCGACAAGGTCAAGGCCCACCAACCCCTCGCCGAATCCAACTTCACGCGCAACGGCACGCTCGCCCTCGGGAAGAACCTCAACGTCGGCATGCTGGCCTACTACGGCATGAACTCCAACGATGCGGTGGTGGTCTCAGAGAGCGGCTCGCAGAAGCTCACCAGCGAGCACATGTACAAAGAGGCGATGCCCCTCGACGATGACATCGTCCTCAACAAGAACAAGCATCGCGCCCTCTTCGGTAACCGCTGGACCGCCGCTCAATACGACGACCTCGACGAACGGGGCATCGCTAAGCCGGGAGCCAAGGTGATGCCTGGAGACCCCTTAATTGTGGCTCTCCGGAAGACCGCGCCGAGTCCCGAACAGCAGATGCTAGGACGTCTCCACAAGACCTTGGCCACGCCGTTCCGCGAGCAGGTCACCACGTGGGAACACCGTAACGGCGGCACGGTTATCGACGTCGTGGTCACGCCTCAGCGCGTGTTGCTTACCGTCAAAACCAGGGAGGCGGCGGGTATCGGGGACAAACTATGCTTCTCCGAAGACACCGAAGTGCTCACTAAAGATGGCTGGAAAGACGTCGCTGACATCACCATCAACGACGTGCTGTACACCCTGCGCGACAACCACATTGAGCTGCACGAAGCCCAAGAGGTTCATCACTACCCCACCGCAGGGGAAGTCTACGAACTCAAGTCCCAACAAGTGGACCTGCGCGTCACCCCCAACCACCACCTCTACGTACAACTACGCGGTGCGGATAAGCACACCCTTCTCGAAGCTCGGGAGGTCATCGGCAAACGCTGTCGTCACCAGAAAAACGGACACTGGCACGCGGAGACCCCCGCGGTGTTCTCACTGCCAACCCTCGACGCCGCGGACACGGGTAAGGGCTGTAAGCGGCAACAAGCAGCGGCAGATCGACACGTACCGATTCCCACAAAAGCATGGCTACGGTTCTTGGGCGCCTACATCGCCAACGGCAGTTACCTCATACATGACCGGAAGAGCCGTCCAGGTACCGTAGATTACCGCGTAAACCTCCACACCATCCGCGGCATCACCCATTCCGTATCCGGAGACCAACACACCTGGATACAGGGCATCCTTGATGAGTGCGGCTTCGCTTACACTACCCGCGATGATCGCCTCGTCATCAACTCCAAACAACTCACACAGTACGTGGCTCAGTTCGGACACGCCAAAGATAAGCACGTTCCGACCGTGTGCTTTACGTGGGGCGCTGTCGCCGCGCAGTGGCTGTTGGAGGGTTTACTCGGGTGCGATGGATACCTCACCGCCAGCAACAGCCTTGGGTACACCACCGTTTCTCCGCAACTAGCCGATGACGTGCAGCGTCTCGCCCTCCATCGCGGATGGTCGGCCAACATCAAAACCTATCAACCATCGAACCCACGCTGGTCGCTGCGTTATACCGTACACATGGTGCAGTCCAAAAACACGCCCCAGGTGAACCACGGACACAGTGCCACACAAAAAGCCCAAAGCGAACGTATCATACGCTCCAACGAACCCGTCTACGGCATCACCGTTCCCAACAGCATCCTTTACGTGCGCGTCAACGGTAAGCCCGTCTGGACAGGCAACTCCGGGCGTTTCGGCAACAAGGGCGTCATCTCAAAAATCATCCCCGACCAGCAGATGATTCAAGATCAAAGCGGTAAGCCCCTCGACGTGCTGATGACTTCGGCCGGCGTGGTAAGCCGCGTCAACCCGGTCCAAATCATCGAGATGGCCGCCGGCAAAGTGGCTGCCAAAACCGGTAAACCCATCATCATCCCCTCGATGTCGGGACGCAACAACGTCAAGTGGGCGCGGGGCCTCCTCAAGGAGCATGGTCTCACTGACAAAGAAATCGTCTACAACCCCGTCACTGACAAAGTCATCACCGGCCCTGACGGTAAGGGTGTGATGGTCGGGCCGCAGTACATCTACAAGCTATTCAAGAGCACAGAGACCAACTACTCCGCCCGTGGCGTCGAAGACTACGACGTCAACTTGCAACCCGCGAAGGGCGGCGCCACGGGCGCGAAAGCCCTCGGACGCATGGAAATCAACGCGCTGCTCGCGCACGATGCCCGCAACGTCCTCAAGGAAGCCGGCAGCATCAAGAGCTCCCGTAACGATGAGTGGTGGCGAGCCTATCAACTAGGATTGCCCCTTCCACCCATGCGGCAATCTTTCGTCGCCGACAAGTTCGCCAATATGCTCCAGGGTGCGGGCATCAAGATGGACAAGAGCAATGAGCAGGTCCGCCTCGGGCCGCTCACCGACCAGGACATCACCAAGCTCTCCAGCGGTGCCATCCGCAAATCTACGATGGTGCGGGAGAAGGACCTGGCTCCGGAGAAGGGAGGCCTTTTCGACCCCATCATCACTGGCGGCACCAGTGGCACGCGCTGGAGTCACGTGGACCTAGCTGAACCCATCGTCAACCCCACCTTCGCCGATCCCGTGCGACGCCTGCTGAACTTGAACAACACGCAGATGCGTCAGGCCATACGCCAAGGCGGCAAAGGCATTCAAAAAGAACTCCGCGCCATCGACATGCCTCAGCGACGCCGCGAACTCGAAGCAGAAATCCGTGAAGCCAACGGCAGCCGCCTCGATGATGCCCTCAAACAACTCAAGACCATCAAAGCCTTGGAACGGGAAAACCTCACGCCTGACAAGGCGTACATGATGTCGAAGCTTCCCGTCGTGCCCCCTGTGGTGCGGCCTATTCTGCCCTCACGTGGACGCCGTGACCTGCTGGTCTCCGACGCCAACTACCTCTATCGCGATAACATCCTGGCCAATGACGCGTTGACCGACGCCAAGAAATCGCTCCCCGACAAGGAGGTAGGCGACGCCCGGATGCAGCTCTACGACGCGACCCGCGCGACGTTCGGCCTGGCCGACCCGGTGAGTCCCCAGCTCCAAGGACGTAAAGCCAAGGGCTTCATCACCACCATCGCTGGGCAGGGCTCCCCCAAGCACGGCTTCTTCCACGGAAAAGTGCTCTACCGTCCCCAGGACCTTTCCGGTCGCGGCACCGCCATCCCTGACCTCAACCTCAACATGGATGAGATCGGCCTCCCGGAGGAGATGCTGTGGACCACCTACGCCCCCCACATCATGCGCCGCTTAGTGCAGGGCGGCCACAAAGCTGTCGATGCAAAGAAGCTCATCGAGGACCGGCATCCCGCTGCGCAAGAGGCCCTGCGACGTGAAACCAAAGAGCGGCCCGTATTTGTCAACCGTGCCCCCACGCTACATCGCTATAGCATCATCGGAGCGTATCCAGTGCCCGTTCCCGGCAAGACCATCCGCGTCAACCCCTTCATCGAAAAGGGCATGGGATTAGACTACGATGGGGACGCGTTGCAAATCCACTCCCCCGTCACGCCCAAGGCAGTCGAGGAAGTCAAGGCGATGACCCTCTCCAACCTCTTGTTCGGTGACAAGACCAAGTCCGACCTGCTAGTCTTCCCACAGCACGAGGCGATCATGGGCATCCACCATGCGAGTAAGGCGGGCAAGGGCAAAACCAAGCACCGCTTCAAGAACCAAGCTGCAGCCCTGGAAGCGTACAAGCAAGGAAAGATCGGTCTGACTGATTTCGTACAGATTGGCTGACCACCGCAGATACTCTATACTTGACCCACACAAAGGAGACGCACATGGCTCATCTCGATACCGCTTACAAGATTGGCGCCGCGCAGGCCGTCGAAGACTTCAACATCGAACTCCAAAAGGTCGCTGTTGGCATCCCGGGCGTCCCTGGCGTTCAGGCGGGCAAAGCTCCGGTAGGACAAGCGATCCCGCCCCCGAAGAACATCGTGCCCCCGACTCCGGCCGCGCCCGCGCAACCGCCCATGCGACAGCCAGCGCGTCCCATTCTGTAGGCTCTGGGAGACTCCATGCGCCCACTCGATGTCGCCTACAAGCTGGGGGCAGATGCGGCTACCCGTGACTTCGTGTACGCGGTAAAAGAGGCCCAGACGCCGGTCCCGCTGCCGGCACAGCCCAACGCGCCACCGTCACCGTTGACGCCGCCGCCAAAGCCCACCCCGGCACTACCCCTTGGTGCCGCCCCGGCGGTGAAGGGCGCCTCGTTGGCCAGCGATTTCACCACCTGGGCTGACGACGCCGCCTACGACAATCCCACGGCGCCGCTGCCGAAGTTCGCCTCCTCAATAGCGGTGGCCAAGGTGTTGGAAAAGCTCGGGGCACCCCGCCGCAAGAAGCGTGCACCCGCATCGCGGCCACCTGTCGGTAGTGGTGGACGCTTCCAATCCCTCAAGAAGAAGCTCGCCAAGGGGAAGGGCCGGAGCCAGCGTTCGGCCACCCGTAAGTAGTGACGGTGGATGGCTTCACCCCCCAACAACTACGGTCGAGACCTCATCCTCGCCGCGCTGGATCGCTACAAAGAAGCAGCCACGCGCGCTGAGTCTGAAGCCTACCAACGTAAAATCGAACAGCGCTTCGGTCGTTTCCGCAAGGCCCTCAGCCGCTACGGCAAGAAAACCGGCACCGGGCACAAGCGCATCCTGGTCCCCAAGAAACTCCTCAAGCGTCGCGACTTGAAGCGGTTGGGCTTTGTCCCCGTCACTGCCGCCATACCTGAAGCTGGCCAAATTCGCATGCGCAGCTTCCGCCATCCTGACCACAACTACCATCTCCACGAGCATCGACGTAACTGGACGATGCATCGTGACAGTAGTCCCGCATCGTCGATGCTGGCGCTACGTGAAGCGCAGAAGCCAGACGGCAGTGGTCTAACCCCAGATGGACTGTCTCTGTGGAACCGCGTAAAGACGACCTTCACCGGCCTCCCCCACACCCTCACCGAGGGCGTTCCGGGGATGGCTTACTACCTCAGTGGCCGCCTCATGGGGGCGCCGGGCATGAAGACCAAGCTCGAAAAGGCGCTCCCCTCCGCCTATTTCGACAAGATTGACGACTGGAAGGTCTACAAGGGCGTTGCCCCCAAGAAGACCGAAGAGCTGCTCACGCCGCCGCCCGCCCCCGTGCCCGACCTGCCGCCCCCTGCGACTATCGAAGCACCACCCCTGGCGAAAGCTGCCGCGGAGTTCGCCCCCGGCATCCCCCCGCAGCGGCCCATCTCACGGTTGCCGCGCATCACTGAAAAGACGATGAATCGGTGGATGCTAGCGGTGCAGGACCATGACGCTGCCAGGGCCGGAAAACACTTTGACCTGAGGTTGGTTGACCCCGACGCCGGCAAGGCACACTCCTGGGCGATACCAAAAGCCCGGCTCCCTGCGCCCGGCGAGAAGCTGCTGGCGGTGCAGACCTTCACGCATACGCCGGAGTACGCGCTGCACTTCGGCGACAAGAAGCCTGGAATCATCGGCCAAGGCTACGGTAAAGGTCGTGTCCGCATGGCGCTCAAGGAGCCCACGGACATCATCGAAGCCAACAACGACAAGGTGCGCTTCAACACCTACCGTGGTCGCGAGCTGAGCGAGTATCTGCTGCGCCGTACCAAAAACGACAAGTGGCTCCTACAAAACACGACCACCACACGTGAGAAACGTCCCGACCTCCCTGACAGCAAACCGAAGTACCGGGAGGTCACGCCCGACGCTGTTGATGTGGCTGACAATTCTCAACTCATGATGGCAAAGGTGGACGGTGCTCACAACACATTCGTCCTGGACCGAGACAACCCCGTACGTGTGTTCTCATATCGTCCAACTGAACGTGACACGGGCGTCATCGAACACACTCACCGATTCCTCCCAGGTCTACGGACACGAGTACCCAAGGAACTCGACGGCCTCATCCTGCGGGGAGAACTGGCTGCGAGTGATCCGCATACCGGGCGCATCCGTGACTCAGTCGATACGGGCGCCATCCTCAACTCCGGAGTCTGGAAGAGCCGCGAAGCGCAGCAGCACTCGCCGCTCCGTGCCGTCATCTTCGATGTGGCACGCCGCGCCGGTGAAAACGTCGAGAAGCTCCCTTATCGTGAGAAGCTCAAGATCCTTGAACGCGTCACCAAAAAGCTTCCGTTCCTCGAAATGCCACCGCTGGCTCGCACTGCAAAGGAGAAAGTGAACCTCCTGAACCGTATCCGTACCGGGCAGGAGCCCATCACCTCTGAGGGCGTAGTGCTGTGGCCGATGGACGGCGGGGCTCCAATTCGGTCAAAGTTCCGTCCCGACCACGACGTCTACGTGCGCAAAATCTACCCCGAAGAGGGGAAGCGCGAGGGCCTCGCGGGCGGCTTCTCCTACTCCTGGACCCCTCAGGGTAAAATCCAGGGCAACGTCGGCACGGGCCTCAAGCACGAGCTCAAGCGTGACATGCTGGAGAATCCCCGCGAGTACCTCGGCCGCGTGGCGCGAGTCCAAGCTCAGGGGGTCTACCGGGACAAGAGCAATCCGAAGAAGCCAGGGGCGTTGCGCGCTCCCGCCTTCCGCGACTGGCATTTGGACAAAAATCTCGGGAAAGTGAGCTGATGCTCTTCAACAAGAACGCAGAGATCAGCGGCACCGTCATCGGCCCCTCCCAAACCCACGGCCTGGGCCTCTTCGCCACCCGTGAGTTCGTGCCGGGGGAGATCGTCGGGGCCGCCGTGGATTGCGTACCGTCCGGAGGAGACCTCCGTGAAGACCTCCTCCAAACCGGCGAGGGGCGCTACGTCAACCACTCAGACCACCCCAACACCGAAGTCGTCCCCATAAGCTCTGCTCAATACGGTCTCAAGGCCCTGCGCCTCATCCAGACCGACGAAGAAGTCACGGTCAGCTACGAACAGGGTATGGAATGCTTCCCCGGTGCCAACATAGTCGTGCCGGATAGCCTTGAGGAAACCAAGCAGGCAGCCTATTATGCTGGAGTAGACGCCGCCCTTTACCGGGTAAACCTCCAAAGGAGATGACGATGACTACTCTACGCCGCGCCCGCGTTTCACTCTACCTCGGTGCCTTCCTATGCCTGACCTTCATCGGCATCACCGCCTTCACCCCTATGGTCGTGTGGGCACTCGACGCCGCCGCCAGTCAGCCGGTCATGGCCGCCTCTCAGCCCGCCGTAGTGGCGCCGGTGGTGACTGCCGTTGCGGAGCAAGCGTGGTGGCAAGCCGCCCTGATGCCGGTGCTGTCAGTGGTCGGCCTCTTCCTCGCCTCGTTTCTCTCCCTCGGCCTCCTCAAGCTGGTCAAGCTCATCGAGAAGAAGTGGAACGTCGACATCCCCGACAGCCTTGAGCGTATGATGGAAGACAAGGCCAAGCTACTCGTCGCCTGGTTGGAGGAAGAGGCTGAAAACCGTCTGCTTAACGGGGATGGCAAGAAAAGCGACAAGGCTGAAAATGTAGCCAAGATTAGCGACCAACTACTCGCCTACGCCAAGAAGCTCGGCTACGGCGAAGAGTGGAGCGCAGAGAAGATCGACGTTTTGATCAAGGGCATCCTGCATCTCAACCGCGCCGGCAGTGAAGGCGTCATCGGCAGCGAAGGTGCCCGCGCCGAAGCCCTCGCCAAGAAGACCCCCGCGTGAGCACCATCTTCTACAAGCTAGGCGTACGTAACGCCCTACGGCAGCTGAGTATTTCCCCGGACGAGTCAAACCGCAAGGGCACGCCTTTTCCGGAGAAGAACCCGGCCATCGGAGCCGAAGCGTTGGCACGTCTGTTCCAAGAACAGGACGACGAACCCAACTCAGTCGGCTCCGAAAACGGCTCGCACACGAACAACCTCGACCGTGCCGTGTCGTGGGGCTCGTCCGCCAACATCGACGACAATCAAACCAACGCAGGGATGATGCTACCCGGCAATCCCCGAGGCTAAAACGTGGCCACGACCACCACGCTGGGACGCCTCCTCCTCAACGACGCTCTCCCCTCAACGCACCAAATCAAACAAGAGGTCTCCAAGAAAGACCTCAACACCTTGATGTCTGACCTGGCACGTAAAGATCCCACCCGTTACGTGACCACCATCGCGGAGATGAAGCGCATCGGAGACGCTGTCGCTACCGATACCGGCATCACCGTCGGCTTGGACGACATCGAGCCGGACTACGCCGTCCGCGACCGGGTGCTCGAACCGTATCTCGCCAAGGTGAAACAAACCGCGGACCCGCAGAAAAAGCGCGCTCTTATTGAAGAAGCTCAGCGCAAGATGATCGAGCTGACCAAAAAACACCCCGGTCAGATGACCACCATGGCGCTCAGCGGTGCCCGGGGCAGCGTGGCCCAGCTGATGCGCAGTGTTACTTCGCCCGTCGCGGCGGAGGATGACCGTAATCAAACCATCCCGTGGATCATCAGTAAGAGCTACGCCGAGGGTCTGAAAAGTCCCGACGCCTGGATCGCAATGGCAGAAGCCCGACGCAACGCGGTCGAGACCTACACCGCCGTCGCGGCTCCCGGCGAAGTCAGCAAGCTCCTCGTCGGTAACATGAGCGACCAACTCATTACGATGCCGGACTGCGGCACGACTAACGGCGTACCCATGCGCGCCGACGACACGCAAGTCATCGACCGCTACCTCGCCCAAAGCGTCAAGGGCTTCCGCGCTAACACCCTCGTCACCTCGCAGGTAGCTTCGCAGCTCCAACAGAGCCAAGTCATCGTGCGCTCACCCATGACATGCGAAGCCCCAGACGGCATCTGTCAGCGTTGCTACGGCTTGTCCACCAAGGGCCAGTACCCGCAAATCGGCGCCAACGTCGGCATGCTCGCCGCCCATGCTATGGGTGAGCCGCTGACCCAGATGGCGCTGAATGCGAAGCACGCCACGCGCACCACGGACTCCAACAAGGCTATCCTCAGTGGGTTGGCGGGCTTCAAGCAGTTGACTGAGATTCCGCAGAGCTTCTTCAACAAAGCCACCTTGTCGAATCGTGAGGGCACCGTCGGCACCGTTAAGGCGGCCCCGCAAGGTGGCAACTACGTCTGGGTAGATGACAATGAACACTATGTCCCACCAAATCTCGCCGTTCACGTTAAACCGGGACAACACGTGGACGCAGGCGACGCTCTTTCTGATGGCATTCCCAAACCCGATGAAGTCGTGCGTTTCAAAGGTCTCGGGGCAGGGCGCAAGTACCTCGTGGATGAGCTCCAAAACATCTACCAACGAAACGGTCTCGACATCGATAAGCGGCACCTGGAGCTCCTCGCCAAGACGGACCTCAACTACGTAAAAATGACCGACCAAGATAGCCCTGAGTTCGGCTTCATGCGGGGCGACATCGTCGACTACAATCGGTTCCGTCTCGCTGCGGCCAAGAATGCCCAGACCGTGGCCATCAAAGACAGCGTCGGGCATTCCTTAGGCGATACCACTCTGCACTACACCGCGGGCACCACTATAACGCCAACCGTGGCGCAAGACCTGACCAATAGTGGCTTCACCAAAGTACCCGTCGTCATGAACATGCCCCGCCACGAGCCCATCATGAAACCGATCAGTCGCACGCCGTTGCTGCATCCCGACTGGTTGGCGAAGATGGGCCACCGTAACCTCAAGAACACCATCCTCGAAGGCGCAGCCTTCGGTGAACCTTCAAATATCCATGGCACCCATCCGATACCAGCCTTCGTGATGGGTGAAGAATTTGGCGCCGGCCCAAAAGGACGGTACTAATCGATCTGTATCACTTGGCAAAACGTGGCTGTTGACCTATATTTGGTTGAACTTTCAAAGACCGCCACACCAACCCGCCAGGGTGGAGGAAAAGAATGTCACTGTTCAAGCACGCATACGCACGAGGAATCAACGATGAACTGATTCGTCACGGAATCGTTCGTTACGCCAGCAAGGTAGCGGCCGACGAAATCGCTGACGCCGTGGGTGATCAGATGCCGGTTGACCCTGCGGCTGAGGAGATGGCTCCCGAAGGTGGCGGGGCACCCGTCTCCCCCGAGACCGCGGCCGAAGTCGCCGCCACCCTGGTCGAATCCGCCAACAAGCTCATCGAAGAGACCGCCGGTGCTGGACTCGCCGAAGAAGGCGTGCCGCCGATGGAGGAGGAGGCCGAGGTCAAGACTTCGGCCGCGCAAGACCTCAGCACCCGCGCCCACAATCAAGGGTACGCGGTGATGGTCAAGAGTGCCGAAGAGGCCAAGCACGCCATGGGCTCCACCATTGAAGGTGGTGACAAGGGCAATACGATGGCCGACGCCACCGCAGCCGAGACCGCGATGGAAGCCAGGAATCGCCCCCCAGGTGAGTACGTCAAGGGCGTCACCGGTGTCGGTCAGACCTCGTCCCCCGCTGGTCGCGGTACGGGCGTGGTCGGTTCGGAACAAGTTCCCGCCCCCGACGCCCCGGGCGAAAGCCCTGCCGGCTCCAACACCGTCATCCAGCAGTCCAAGATGGGCGCCCTCCAGTCGATCATCCAGAAGGTCGCCATGGGCTCCACCATCGAAGGTGGTGACAAGGGCAACACGATGGGTGAGGCGCCCGCTGCGGAGACGCAGATGGAAGCCACCAACCGTCCCGAAGGGTACGCCACGAACAGCCTCGGCATGACCCAACTGCCCGTCACCCCAGCCGCGACGGTCGGTACCGAACAGCCCCAGCCCGAGGCGCCCAAGGCGTCGCCTCCCGGATCCCTCCCTGGCGAGGGCGGCAACTCGGTGGTCGATTTCTCGGCCGAAGCCAAGACCGGCGGCGCCGACCCCTTCATCGCCCTCTTCAAGAAGACGGCAGATGAGGTGGCGCAGTTCCTCCCCACCAACTGCAGCGACGAGCAGAAGATCGCCCACGTGCGGCAGATGATGGGGCTCACGGAGTCCGAGCGGAACAACTACATCGGCCTCCTGCAGAAGGAAGCCGGAGCCACGAACGACGAAGCCGTCGCCATCGTGGAGAAGCACGCCGCCTGCAGCCGTCGGACCCGGCACAGTGGCAACCCGGGCCGCCAGGACCGCACCAAGGCCAACCAGAAAACGGCCATGAGCGACAACCAGGAGAAACTGCCTCCGGCGCTCAAGGCCGCCATCGAGAACAAGAAGGCCGATGACAAGGGTGAGGTCGGTGCCGAAGAGTCCGTCGCGCCCTCGAAGGACAAGAAGGACAAGGACGACGACGAAGCCAAAGAAGGCGCCGATCTTCTGTCACGCATCCGGACCATCAGCCAGAGCGTGCGGGCCTAGTACATCGTCTCCCTGCCCGGTATAGGCAGCGGCTCATAGCGCGCCACGCCCACCGGGCGGAGCCGATGAAAGGGGCGCTATGAGAATCCCACAGCTAGCCTTCAAAATTGCAGCGCAACTCATCGAAGAATCGCTCATGCCGCAAGGTACTGAGCCCGCCGACGTCCCGACAGCAGCCCCCCGTGGACGCTCCGTCCTGAGTTTACTCGGTAAAGACGACCGCGTTACCGCAAAGGAGCCCGCTCCCAAGGTCGTCACCGACTCCGGAAAGCAGGTCGGCCAATGATGACGCTGGCCGATCTCGCCCAACCCACGGGCATCGCGCACCTCGTCGAGGTCACGGGCGGCACCCAGAGCTTCTACAATCAGCCCTCCCGTGCAGGAGGGGTTATGCAGGTCGCCCAAGCCGCCATCAAGGATAACCCCAACGCGGCTCACCTCAAGGTCCGCATCGTCCCCAACCTCCCCAATGCGTACTGGAACAGTGACCGCAACGAGATCATCCTCGGCCTTGTGAATCCCGACGCTTTGGCTCACGAGCTGGGCCATGCCAATAACGTGAAGCAAGACGGACTCTACAAAAAAGTCCTCAACGCGGCCAACGGTGTGGTTCGCCTCAACAACCTGGCAGCCATCCCGACCGTCCTGGCTTTGCGCGCCTTCATCCAAGACAAAGAAAAACGCGACGACATCCTCAAGGTCCTCGCCATGGCAGCCAGCGCCGCGGCGGCGCCCGGCATCATGGAAGAAGCGACGGCGAGTACCAAAGCGTTGTACAATGCTCCTGACAAAGCTCAGGCAATCAAGACGCTACTGCCCGCGTTCTTGTCACATACCGCAGTCAACATGGCATCGCCTATGATTTTCCAGGCGGGAAGGCTTCTATGATGGAAAAGCACGCACAGCCCATGTCCCCCCGGACGCAAGCGTTCTCGCAGATGCCGTCGGGTGACGATGAGGAGAAGCTCTTCGAAGAGGGACTGAACCAGATGGCGTACAACGTCCTGGTCAGCAAGTTCCCCGACCTGATCCAACAGGTCATCACCTTCAAGATCCTCGACACCGACGTCGATAAAGGTGCGGGTGTAGGTGCCTTCGTGCTGCAACACGGCAGCGAAATCATCTACGTCCCGGTGGTCATGGCTGACAACCAGGTCAAACCCCTGGACCTCTTCTACCACAAGGGCCTCAACGTCTTCTTGCCCCTCAACAACGAGTGGCTCGACGAGGTCAGTCAGCTCACGGTGGACGAGATGGGTGAGCCGGTGCAGCGCCCCAAGTCTCTTCGCCGAGACATGGACACGCGCAACATCCTCATCCCCCCGACGACCGGCCGCTATGCCTACGCTGCCGCGCCGCAGACTGACGCCAGCATCACTGACGACTTGATGGAGATGTGCCGCAAACTCCAAACCCAGGAAAAGACCGCGGACGAAACCCACGGTCTCGTCGCCTTCCTGCACGGCGCCCCCAACGCCATCAAAGAAGCCTTCGCCAACGTCTTGCAAAGTCGCCCCAAGCTGGCCGCGCAAGTCACGCTGATGTACGGCCTCGATGACGTCTGTGACGCGTTGCGGAAAACAGCCGCCGACACCACCGTCGATGACGAGGGTGAGCTCAACGTCGCTGACCGCACCACCACCTCAGACGACTTCAAGCGCATCTTCGGCGCGCGTGCCCCAGAAGCGTTCCAAGGCATGCTCGCCAAGGGCTACGTCGCCAAGGACAACCGCAAGGGTCTCAACGACGCCATCCAGGTGCAAGAGCCGCGCGACCTCATCACCCCCGACAAGAGCGGCTTCTATCGGGTGTTCACCACCGATGGCCGCATCCTGCCCGCCTTCGTCGCCGTGGAGCCCCGGGAAATCCTCAACCGACGTCCCAACAACGGTCCCGAAGGTCGCAACGGGAAGCGCCACGCCGGGCGTGCCCCCACGAGCTTCGGCAACTACAGCTCCGAGAAACGCTTCTTGGCGATCACCAGAGGGGGCACCTGGGTCCGCTGCAAGGCGCTCATTGCCGAGCCCGCCTGGGCCAGCAGCGGCTACCGTCCTGACAAGGAGCACACGGACGTCTTCAACAAGCTGCTCGGTCAGCAGCAAGGTGACCGCCCCAAGGTTGGCGACAAGGGCGTCTTCGTCGTCCGCACCGGCCAGACGTTTGCGACCACCGAACCCTTCGGCATCAAGCGCGTCTCCACGGACAGCCAAGGAGTGCGGCGCATCATCTGCGACGATTACGACAACACGGTGCTTGTCACCGACCCCAACGGTCCGAAGAACGGCCTCCATCAACCCAAGGGTGAGCCTCTGGTCTACGTCCCTCGGGACGCGCGCTTCATCCGCTTGAAGAAGTATGAGAACGATGATGACTGGGGAGCCCCCGAGGGCGGAGCGCATGCACGCATCACGCTGCTCAGCAACCCCACCGATGTGAGCCGATGGTTTACCGGCAAGTTCGACGCCATGGGCGCTGCCAACGTCGCCGTGAAGAACGCCAGCGCCGGACAGTTCTCCGTCGATGGTGCCCCTGCGATTAACAAGGTGGCGGCGATGGTCGAGGTGGCGCGTAAGTATCGCATCCCCTTCTCCGCCGCGGAGAACCTCGTCAAGCAGGCGGAAGCGAAGCCCAACGGACGCGTGACCGCACGCGTCGCGTCCCCCACAGACATCGCCAAAATCGGCATGGCAGACCCGTCCATGGCGGGAGGAGCTGTTCCTCCTTCCGGCGACCCCGCCATGGGCGGTGCTCCTCCACCCGGCGACCCCGCCATGGGCGGTGCTCCTCCACCCGGCGACCCGGCCGCAATGGGCGCCGCACCGCCGCCACCCCCAGCGATGCCGTCGCCCCTCGACATCGCGATGGGTGAAGCCCAGACCCAAATGCAGCAGCAAGCCTCAGATCTGCAAATGCAGCAGATGGCCCTGCAAGATAAGTCGCAGACGCTCTCCACGGTGCAACAGCGTGCCCAGGAAATCGCCATGGGCGGCGCCGAAGCCGTGCAAATGGGCGCCCCACCGATGGCCATGCCCGGGATGGGTGGCCCCGAAGGAATGCCCCCCGAAGGCGCGATGCCCCCTGGCGGCGCGATGCCGCCTCAAGGAGCGCCCCAAGGTCCGATGCCTCCCGGCGGTGGCGGGATGCAGGCTCCGGCACCTGACGCCGCGATGCCCGGTGGCATGGGCGCCGTGATGCAAACGGAGAGCCCCTCTGCCTCGGAAATCCAGCAACAGGTCAATCCCCAGTTCCTGGAGCAGGCCGCGGGCCTCAACGACACGCAGGCGTTCGATGCCGCCGCTATCTCCAGCATGGCGCAGTCGCCTAGTTTCCGCGACATGGTCGTCGACTACGTGCCCACTCTGGAGCGCGCACTGGACAACCTGGGGCGCATCATGCTGACCCTCTGGATGCAAGAAGGCGAGCTGCAGCAACAGCTGGGGGATGAAGATTACTCCCAACTGGAGGATAATATCCGGGCCGTCTTCGAGGGCCTCGGTGAACTCGTCCTGCAGATGAACCGCCAAGCCATCGTGATGGGCACGGGAGAATAACGTGGTTCAAGACCCTCACCACCGCATCCACACCGCCATGGCAGTGATGGACAAGAAGAAAACCTCCACGGACCAAAAAGTCCTGGAGCTCCTCAAGGTGATGCAGGGCAAGTCCACCTTTACGGACTTGATGTACGCGCTCGACAAGTTCAAGAGCGACCGGGCGCGCATCATTCTGGACAGCTTCCTGTTGGCCAACACCCCCCACGATGTGATTCGTCGCGCCACGGACGTGCCCCCGGCCGTGATCCAAGCCTACCGCGACTACATCTTCGACGTCTCCGTCTTCCGCGACCACCTCGACAAGATCGACTACGTGAGTCACTCCAAGCAGTACCTCCCCCGGGACCAGCAGGCTTTCTACGAAGCCGCGCTGAACCAAGGTGGGGAGTACATCACGTGGCTCCTCAACCGCGGTTCCGGACGCCCACCCAAAGAGGCGCTGGAAAACATCATGACGGAAGGCCTCTTCATGGGGCAGTCCCATCGCGGCTCCGACCCGACATCGGAGCGGGCACGGCAAGCACGGTCATGGTTCCAACTAGCCGCCCAAGCCGCAACCAATCTTCAACGGCTTGATCCCAGGGACGATGTGGATGCTCTGGAAGAACTGCGGTTGGCGTTGACGAAGGATAACAGCGTCCAGACTGCCGACGATAAAGACGCGCCTCAACCCGACACGATTCTCCACTAAGGAGTCGACGATGGCACTGTTTGACGAACGTAAACTCGAAAAAAGGGCCACGAAAGTGGTCGATGATTTCTTCAACGAGAAGCGCGCCCTGACGGAAGGCGTCACCGACGTCGCCGAACAGGACAACCTGAATCCTGAACAGGTCAAGCGCCTCACCGAGGCCGTCAACAATGCGGCCTTTCTGCGTAAATTCGAAGGCGCAAATGACCGCATGGAGGCTTCGCAGTTCGAACCCGCCGACGCGCAAGCCGCCCTCGGGCGCATGCTCGATGCAGCCAAGGACCTTATGGTAGTCACCGAAGGTCAGGGCGAAATGCCCGACACAAGCGGCGAAGAACTGCCCATAACACGCCCCGAGGTCGAGCCGCTGAACCCCGCTTCCGCAGAGGAGATGGCTGCGGTGCAGCACGAGCCCAAACTGAGTAGCGCCGTCATGACCATGCGTCTGCGCAAAACGGCACAAGAGCTCAGCGACCAAACGTACCAAGCCAAGTACGCTTTCACTGAAGAGTTCGAAAAGCTGGTCACAGGCTTCACCAAGGTGGGCTGTACCGACTTCAGTTCTTTCGAGCTCGACGCGTTCTACAAGTGGGGCGACGACGCGGTGGCCCCGCTGAAGATGCTACGGCAGAGTCTCCGCATGCCCGCGATGGAC